TAACGGGGAATCCCATCTCAGAGTTATATAGTAAATTTATCTTTGTATATAAGAGATGATAGCTTTGATTATATTATTGTTAATCAATTTAGTTATTCTTTACACGACTAGAGAACCCCAGGAGCTCGTCGAAGTAAAGGAGAAATATCGTATTCTTAGAGAACACATTCGGGACACAGGAAATGAAAAGTTTAAAATGCTTGTTCATGGTTCACCTATAGTCGGTTTGAAGAAAATGAAAGGTTCTGTCGGGTCTAATACAAACAAGGGGGGTGTAATAGTTTTATGCTTGGATGGAGAAGCAAATGAGATTTTTCATGTTCTTATACATGAATTGGCTCACTCAACAGTAGATGAATATTCTCATTCACCAGAGTTCTGGAAAAATTACGTTGAACTTAGAAATATATGCGTACATCTAGGCATTTACCAGCAGATACCACAGAGAACAGAATTTTGTGGTCAGCATATTCAGGATAAATAATCTCACTCTAGTTTAAATGAAGACACCAGTGAACATTTTACTCACTGCCATCGCGTATTGGTTGGCTTTGTATGGTACAACCCTTGTACCCCTCGTGTCTAAAAACTACTACGTGAATCTCGTATGGATGACTGTAATGATACCAAATATCATTCGTTTTGCGATTGGTAATATTCCCAGACTCGCTGTAGACAGGGTATTCTTCTTGTCGGCTACATTCATTGCGTTAATTGTTACTTTCTTTATCAACCAAATTTCTGGTGAGACTAAGGATGCTATTACCGATCACACATCTGACACTAATAAGAAGCTTAAATTGAGCGCCTTATTAGCGGGGACATTCACTATTGGTGTACTCGCGACGTATTATTCGGGTATTGATAACTCGATTTATAGTAATATGGGTTGGGAACGACCTGTTTAGGGCTTAATGACATAGTCCTTTACAATGTAAAAAGCTATACCAGCTACGACACCTGTCGTGGCAAGGCCAACCATACTCCTACCCCCTTGTTCGTTAAGGAACTTGGGGATAGAAGTCGCCAACTTGTCCTGAATAGGCTTGCTCACGGCAAGAGCGGTGCAGGCAGCAACTAGGGCAGCAGCCATCTGCTCGTCAGTGAGGTTTAGGGGGTTCTTACTTTCGGGCTTCTCAGCCTGGCCGTTAGCCGCGTGCATTCCCTGAGGTTGGGGAGCGGTCATCTGGGGCATCATACCCTGCATGCGGGGCTCCTCGGTCATCTGGGGTGGGTCCATCATAATATCATTAATTGGTGTAGAATCCATCGTCTCTTTACTTTGACTCACATTTTTTTCAGGTTGATTGTACGCTTGATTAGGGACAAAGGCTGTAGAAGGTTTATCCGTTAAAGGTACCATTCCTTCTCCGTCGTCTGCCAAATTCATGGTAGTCATTCGATCTGAAGCCATTTAATATACCCATAGTTTTTTGAACAATTATCGAGACGCACCTACTTAGTCTTTGTGATTTTGAGGTTTGTTTTCTTAGTCGCCTTCTTAGCATCTTGTTCTTTTTGGTCCATGTGCTTGGGGTTATACATCTTTTGATGAAGTTTCCATAGGTCTGGACCACCCACCCTGAAGTTTTTCCTTAGACTCGCTTTGTACCAAAATACACAATCCTGAATCCTGTTAGATTTTACCGTATTATCTAACACGAGACATTCATAATTCTCTGTACAGGCGTCCATTACCTTGTTAAACATATCAAATGAGGGGAAGATGCCAAAAAACGATTTGTACAACTTTTCTCTATTTTGAAGGATGTTTTCCCTGAGAAGAAAGACATAATCAACGTTTGCTCGAAGTGCTGGAGGTAAATCCATACAGTACTGCATCGTTAACATGAAGAAGATCTTCCAGTGTCGCCCATTCATAAAACATTGCCGAATACATGTATCCTTGAGAAACTTGTTGTCATACATACAGTCATCCAGAAGCATGAAGGCTCCACAATTCTTTTTCCCATTACCCACCAATTTACGTTGCCTGGCCATAACTCGTTCGATAGCATCTCTGTCGTAGTCACCATAAACAAACAAGTCAGGAATGAATTCCGAATAAAAGTGGTTCCCCTCTTCTGTTCCTGAAAGAACAATACCTGCAGGCAGATGTTTCTTATGATACATGATATCTTTCACCAGGGTCGACTTACCAGTATTACGCTTTCCAATAAAAACACATACCCGATCGTCTGTGATACTCTCAGGTTTGAATTTCTTCAACTGGAGATTCATTCTACTGTAGTGTTTCGTTTTATTTAACAAAATTTTACTCATATACATTAGGAATGGCTGGTCGACTGAGACTTGCTGCCACTGGGGTCCAAGATGAATGGCTCACAGGTGAACCACAGTTTTCATACTTTCTAACAAACTTCAAAAGACATTCAAAATTTGCTTTTGATTATGTTGAGAGTCAATTTGATGGAGATATAGACTTTGATAAGACCATTACATGTAGAGTACCTGGGGATAAAGGTGATTTGGTTAAGAACCTCACGTTGAAAATAACTCTCCAAGACCCAACTCCGGAGGATAGTGGCTCAAATGATAACATATGGTGTCCTTCTGTTATAACTCATCTAATCGAGCATGCAGACCTTCTTATAGGGGGGCAAATGGTTGAAAGACTCACAGGAGAGTATATTTACATGCATCAACAACTTTACAATACAAGTGATGATGTAGACCAGACAATATACTTTTTAACTGGACATGGTAATATTTTGAGTTATGCTTCTGGTACAAATTACACCTATTTTTTAGAACTTCCATTCTATTTTTATAGAAATCCATCCCTAGCTATACCAACGTGTGCCCTAACAAAACAAGTTGTGGAGGTTAGAATTAAGACTAGACCTCTTTCTGAACTCACTTTTCGTGGTTCTTTGGTGACTGACGTTGCTTCAATTCTGAAGTTCTCGATGGATACAGAGTTTATCTATGTATCCCCAGATGAAAGTAATTTCATGAAGTCGAGACCTTTAGATTATCTCATTACACAGGTACAAATGTCTAAATTCAAGATGAAAGCTAGTGATACTACAAAATCAGTTATGCTCAACTTCAAACACCCAGTCAAAGAACTTTTCTTTGTTTCTCAATCTGATGTTTCTTTTCAAAACAATTACCCAAATGAATATAATACGATAACAAATGCTGAACTTCGATTTAATAACGAGGTAGTGTTCAACCAAAACACAAAATTTCTTGCATACGAACAATCTCTAAAACACCATGTAAATTCACCATACTCTGGTACAATTGAACCTGGTGCTCCATTTGGGGTCGACAAATTCGGTCCAGCTAAGTTTGGTATGTACTCATTCTCACTTAAACCTGAGGTCTATTATCCAACTGGACAGGTTAACATGAGTCGTATATCACACAAACTGCTTAAGATAACAATTGATCCAAAATATGTAGATAGTGATAGTGAGACACGTGTGTATGCTGTTAATTATAACGTGTTGAGAATCAACAGTGGATTAGCTGGTTTAAAATTTTAGATTGATATAGTAGTAATGGCTGGTGAACTTCAGTTGATGTCTTCAGGACCTCAAGAGAAGTTCTTTACGTTAGACCCAGACTATAGTCATTTTTTGGAAAGTTTTAAAAAACATACAAACTTTTCAAATGAATATGTGGATCTAGATCCAGAGAATGAAGCTGACTTTGGTAGTATTGTTAAGTTTAAAATCCCCCAAAATCAAGGTGATTTACTGAAAACCCTGAGTTTAAAGGTCACTTTACCTGAAATTATCTTAGCAGCGGGTTGTTATGTAGAATCAGCTGGACACGCCCTCATAGAACATGTAGACCTAATCATCGGTGGTAAAGTTATTCAGCGCCTAACAAGTGATTATCTTCAAATTTATTCCGAGCATTTTGTTACCCAAACGAAACAAAATGCTCTAGAAGAACTTATTGGTAAGTTTCCAGAGAGAACGGCACATATACGTGTTTCAAACCCTTTGATTGCTGCCCGAAACGCTTTAGGAAATGATGCAGATATCAGTTTTTTTGTAGATTTACCATTTTACTTTTACAATCACCCAGAACTTGCCATACCTCTATGTGCTATAAACCGTCAGGAAGTTGAGGTTGAATTCAAATTGCGGACTGCACAGGAGATTGTTATTCTAACATCTGGAGATTATGCTGATATTTCGGGGGAGACAAAGAAAATTATAGATTTCCAACTCTGTGCAGAAGTTGTACATGTAGATTGTGAAGAAAGAATTAAAATGCAAAAATCAAGGCGAGATTACCTAATCACACAAATTCAACAG